GTCGATACCCCACCGAGAAAGACGACGGCTGATCATTTTGCCAATGCCCTTTTGAAACCAGAGATTTAACCCTGGCTCAACGGCAATGACCCGATCAGTCTTCGAATTTTTCGGCACAGTGACGATGCCGTTCCCTACCTGAAAGTTAAACATCTTCTCGCCGAATCGTGCGGAGAGATGCTTTGACCACAGGGGGTAGGCCGTAGAAAACCACGGACCTACAAGGGAGTACAAATCACGTGTTATTCCATTTTCACAATGGAACTTATTGATAGCCGAAACGTGCTCACCTTTTAACAAGGTGGTTACGCCCGGCCCCCAATCTGCTTGATCAACAATTTCCTCCGGAGAATAATCGCCAAGAATCTTATCAATTTTCCGAATGGTTGCGTTCAGCAACCAGACGTTGGGCCCGTGGTAATTCGGGTCCAAAGATAAGTTCCTAAAACGATTGTTCGTCTCACGACATTGTTCTTCATATTTGAAGAACTTTGTGTACGCAGCCTGTTTCTTAGACACATCCAATTTAAAGAAATCGGATTTGGAAAGAAAACAGTATGCAGCGTAAGAATCTCGAAAACTCTCGGCATCATTATAATGCAGAGGGTCTATGTCCTTATCAACGAGTTGTTGGTATTCTCTATTTGAATAGAGAAGCCAAATGCTCAAAGAAAATGGACAATCGAGGGCCGAGAGGAAGTCGAAGATAGCAGAGTCAGTCACTGACCCGGCAACGTGATAAGTCCGAACTAGCTTAGCTAATTCGCTACTACGCTTCTTGGAAGACATAGTAACCTTTCTCCCCAATGGGGCTCTGGAGAATCAGTAAACTGATTCGAATGTGGAGACGGCCTGGGAAACGACGGCATTAGCCAAGAGATTCTTGACATATGCCAGCAGGTCAGCACGCTGACTTGCAGTCGAACGCTCAGGCAGAACCATATCCAGAGTCGCGGTGAGGTCGTATGCCTTGGTCGGCGCCGGTTGAATACCGGTGCTGGTCGAGGGCGACGTCACTTCGAGAACGGGACATACCACTTTCGCAGTCATCTTATAGTTACGCGACGTCTTCGACGGTTCGCGCAGCGAAAAGGTGACAGTGGGAAAACCGATGGCGATACCGCCAGAACGGTCAACCCACTTTGCGATGCCATTGGCGTCAACTTTCGCGACGCC